TTAATCCAAGTAATATGCCTTCTTCAGGTAACATTGTGTTTAACAGTTTAAATTCAACGGTTAACCCAACTGGCCAACCAAGTTTTAGTCAAGTTGCTCCTGGATCAAGTATGGTGTTTACTAATAGTATCACTAATCCTACTACAATTACAAGTAGTCCAAGTGCTGGATCAACAACATTTACTGTAGCTAGTGCTAACGGTGTGCAAGTTGGTGATGACGTGTATTTCCCAGGTGTAACTAACGCGGTTTACGGTTTAACTAAAGTAAGTGCTATCAATGGTAGTAACATTACTATTTCACAACCATTATTACAAGCCTTAACTGCTAATAGTACAATTAATAACGTTACAGTTGTTAACACTGCCTATACGTTCAATTGTACAGCAACTGCATTGGTTGTTAACCAACAAGTTGTTGTAAGTGGAACAACATCAGGTGGCGGATCAATTACTAGTTATTCAAATCCAACTACTTATTATATTGTAGCTACTAACGGTTCAACAGGATTTACACTATCAACTAGCCAAGGTGGCGCTCCGGTTGGTGCAACTACTGGAACATTAGTTGGTTTGACATTTAACTTGCCTAACTCAGGTGTGGTACAATTTAGTCGCGGTACTTATGCGTTACCTGGCGAAACTGTGTTCTCATACATTAACTCACCAGCTAACAAGGACGCATTGGATTTGAGTAACTTGAAAGAGTTGACTAACACTCCAATCGGCGGCCGTGGTACATATCCTAACGGTTGCGATGTGTTGTTCATCAATGCGTATATTACGCAGGGTTCACCACTTAACCAAAACTTAATTTTACGTTGGGGCGAAGCTCAAGCGTAAAAACAAAAAGCACTCTTAGGAGTGCTTTTTTTTAGATTAAATCAACTAGATCAAATATTGTTTGTAATTTGGTTCTAATAGTCTTGCTTGAAAAACTATTACGTAACCCTTGATGCAATGGTTTAGGTGCGCGGTCTATAGTAGCCCACGACCAACCTTGGTGTTCGTCACTTAGGTACGGAACAAACTCATCTTTTATAACACACAAGTACGTGTGGAAATTAAACACCTTGTCATTTGAAACAAAAGTTTCAAGAGGAATAGTTTTAATTATTTTCGGACACGGTCCTATTTCTTCGTTAATTTCACGTTGCAGACCTTGCCAAGGAGTTTCACCTACTACATTAGTACCACCAACTAAACCCCATGTTCCTTCGTGTTTACCTATGGCTTTTTGTAATAATAAAAAACGTCGTGTAGATTTAGCGTAAAATAACGCACCACTACATACAATTTGATCTTTTAAAGTATAATTTTCCATTGCTTGGCAGGATATTCACCATCATAGCTCATAACCCATGAAACTCCGTTCCACAAATACTGAACTCCAGTGTATATATTAGTTTGCCATACCATGGTGTCGTTAAAATGACTAGCGTTAAAAATTATATTCCAGTAAGTACCGGTCCATTCAATAATGTCATTAGCTTTAGCTATAAAATCTGCACCGCTAGTAGATTTCCAAGCAGTAGCTCCGTTTGTTTCTGCTTGTGGCGGATTGACATTTGTCCACGGAGTATCTTCTGCATTTATAGCAGAACCAATATCTTCTACTAATAAAAATCTAGTGCCTACTATCACTGTTTGATCTGTTTGTTCGTTGCCTGTTGGACGTTTTGGATTGTATGTTTGTGGATTGATAATAGCATCAAACGTACCAGTACTATTTGGTCTGTTACTGCCTGCCGCGTTATAACCTATCTGATTATCTAATAACCCGGCACTGTCAATGCCAGTATTTTTAACCAGTGTATCTGTATTCCAGTTTACTTGCAACATGCTTGAGTCTAACGGATTAATAGCAAATGTTCCTACTATTTGATCTCCGTTAGATTGAGTCAAATAAATGGTACTCGATCCTGCAACATACTTACCAGGATATGTACTAAACACAGATAGCCAATCAATGCTTTTGCTAGTTGCTGGACTACTACTTCCAGCAGATAATAATTTTACAGTATTAGTATAAACTTCTATGTTATAATCAGTAATAGTGTTAACAATAACATCAATAAAGTCTGTTACAGTAGTTGTGGGAGGCATTGGATCTTCGCCCAGCCCTTCTATATAAGTTCCACTAGTAACAGCACCACCGTTGATGCTAGTAATAATCTTTGTAATAACACCCAAGTGTTTTACTTTAACTGGAGGATTAATCCATATAGGTGTTTCTAAAGTTAATGTTGCAATTTCATTTGTACTATCAGTTCCAACAGGAACTTGTCTGCTAGACCAACTAATATCATTTAAATTTAATACAGTTAAGCTAGTCCAGTCAATATAGTTATCAGTAGTTTGTAATTCTAAACTAGGATTAAACAAAACTAAAATTTGTTCTAATATTTGTAATTTTTGTTCAGTACTTGAACTCCAAATATCTACTTTAAAAGTCAACCCAAACGGTGTTGGCATTAAACGTTCAATGGTATAATTTTTACCTTGTGCTTGATTATAATGACCTGTATTGGTATTAATGTCACGTTCTCGAATATTAACTTTATCTATAAATGTTTGATCTGCAAGTCTGTCTCGGTCTAATTTTAAACTAGAAATGTATACGGCAATACGAGGCACAGAACTTACTGTGTTTTCTGAATTCTGATTAATAATGCTAGCTACTTGCCTGTCTGGATCTCCATACATAACAGGTATGCGATGCAAAGTACCATCACCATATTTTACAACAAAGTTACTGAATACACGGATAACTTGTGCAATGTATCGTCTTATTTGTCCGTCATAAAAAAATTGCATTAGAAGTCCGCCTTAGGTCGTAACGCTCGAGAAATGCTTTGTCTTTCTGCTTCTCTGGTGTTATATAGTGTTAAAGTCCACTCGCCAGGGTATGGTAATACTTGTTGTACACTGTCTATAACTGGTAAATTTATTTGTACAGCATTGTATGTTGTATCTGTAATAAAATTAGTATAAGACCAACTTGAGAATAAACCTGGATAATCTGCAATTACATATTCTATGGTAACAATGCTTTGTTTAAATACTGCATATAAAGATTCAGGCGGAGGATAAGGCATAGTCGATTGTATAACACTAGTAGTGTTATTGTTTATTACTACAACCACACTCGCTGTTTGGTCATTGTATGTAAAGTTGCTATTATTAATAAAACTAGTTTTCAATGTTGAACGTGTATCAGTTGGGGTCATATCCATGCGTACTGCATCATTTACTGCAATCCATCCGTTTTGACTTTGACTAAAACGAAATAATCGATTAGGTAAAAAGTCTGCTCGTAAATAAAAATCGTTGTCAGCTGGATTTTCTGGGAATTGTATTCCAAAACCAAAATCATACCCGTTTGGTGGGTAACCATCTCCTAACAAATAACCAGTGTATCCGCTACGTTGCGGTACGCCATCTACTCCGCTAGCTAAAACTGTTGAACTAGCTGTACTAGCTAATATATCTGTTTCGTCCGCAGTAGTTAGTATAGGTTTACCTGTAGTTGGATCAGCCGCTAATGTATAAAATTGTCTAGTTTCAAATCCACTCTTAGGAGCGTCGACTTCAGCCTGGGCAACTACTTGGTCATTAATAGTTAAATTAGTATTATATGTACTAAGCAAATCTCGCAATGTAGTTGTACTACCTTCGGCGGCCGGTTGATTAAAGATTTGTGAAAACTGTTGATTATCTGTAACACGTTTAATTCTTAATCGATAAAGGTGAGGAAACCAAGTTTGACTAAACCCTTCACTAGCACGACCTACATCTTCTATAACATAATATCTAGGTAAACTAATATCGAACCCATTTAATGCAAAATCATCACGTAAGTGCGGTAACTCTAATACGTCTCCGCTAATAGGTTTACGGCCAAGTGTTTTAACAAAATCATTAATATGTACAGTCATGTACAGCGTGTCGTTGTCAATGAATAATCCAAATTGGCTCAGGTTAAAATCGATATTTTGTACGTTATAAATTCCACGGATTCTATAAATTTCGCTATCATAAGTTCTGTCGCGATTTTCTAACAACAACAAATCTTGTATATTAGTTGTTTGTGTGCTGGCATAGCTGGGCTGATCAGCTTGGGAGTTTTCCGCAGTGGTGTTAGAGCCCAGCAACTTATGTACATAGACATCAGTGCCTCCTACGGTGAACATTTCACTGGCTTGACGATCTACAAATTTGTAATCGAGCCCTTTTTCTGGTTTATATAAAGATAAGCGTGGCATAATGATATTTATCGTTAGCTAAATATACTAGGAGAATTAAAAAAATGGCAGATTCGGCACCATCAAATACACAAAGTAACTCAACAGTTGAACGCAATGCAGTGTTTGATTACGTCAAACTCATGCTAGGTAGCGGCATGGTTGATGTGGAGCTAGATCCTGCACATTACGAAATGGCTTTAGACCGTGCCCTTACGAAATACCGTCAACGTAGCCCAAATGCTGTTGAAGAAAGTTATTTGTTCTTAGAACTAATCCAGGATCAAAATGAATATAGATTGCCAGATGAAGTTATCACAGTCCGTCAAGTGTTTCGTAGAGCTATTGGCTCAAGAACTGGTATTGGTGCGGGTGGTACTTTATTTGAACCGTTTAACTTAGCCTATACAAACACTTATCTAATGTCAGGTAGTATGATGGGTGGTTTAGCAACGTATGATGCGTTTGCTGGATATCAAAAACTAGTAGGTCGTATGTTTGGTTCTTATATTGAATTCTTATGGAAACCTACTACCCATATTTTAAATATTTTACAACGTCCGTTTGCCCAAGGCGAACAAATTTTAGTACAAAGTTATAACTATAGACCAGATTGGGTATTATTGCAAGACATTTATTGTAAGCAATGGCTCAAAGATTATACATTGGCAACTTGCAAAGAAATGTTAGGCGAAGCACGTAGCAAATTTAGTACCATAGCAGGCCCAGGCGGTTCAGGCATGCAATTAAATGGTACTGCACTCAAAAGCGAAGCTAAAGAATTAATTGAAAAATTAGAAAAAGAACTTATTACCAATGAAGTTAATGGTAGCAATGCCTATTATTTCATAACTGGCTAAGAAATTTCTTGACCTTGTAATAAAACTGTTATATACTAGAGTTACTTTAGGGGGCTCTATGATTATAGGTGTGTGCGGTTTTATCGGTTCTGGCAAAGATACTATTGCCGATTATCTTACTAACTTTCACGGTTTTCGTCGAGAATCGTTTGCAAACTCCCTTAAAGATGCAGTAGCACAAGTGTTTGGATGGGATCGCACTATGTTAGAAGGCCGCACCAAACAAGCCCGTGAATGGCGTGAACAAGTAGATCCTTGGTGGGCAGAACGATTGAACATGCCTAATTTAACACCCCGTTGGGTATTACAATATTGGGGCACTGAAGTTTGCCGAAAAGGCTTCCATGACGATATTTGGATTGCCTCATTAGAGAATAAACTACGCAACTCAAAAGATGACATAGTTATTAGTGACTGCCGTTTTCCTAATGAAATTAAATCAATTAAAAATGCAGGTGGAATAGTTGTCCGTGTAAAACGTGGTGAAGAGCCAGAATGGTACAAAGATGCCGCTGATATGA